TGCCCCAAATTTACCAGGCATAGTATCAATTAAAGATTTGTAGTCATTTACCGTCACTGCTCTTTTTTGTGCAGCAAAATTAAATGATACCATATTTCTAACTTCTTCAGTCGATGGTGGATTTGCGCCTCCGACCGCACCTGTTACGTTTGTTACTTTAATTGATCTAATAACATTTGAATTAATCGTATCTGATGGTCCGTTTACCGCAAAATTAATTGTTCCTATTTGGTTTATAGCTCCGACACCTATATTTGTTGCGGTACCACCACCAACTCTATATTGCACAAAAAGTGTCGTATTAGGTGTAACCGTAAGACCTAAACCAATATTGTTTTGATAGTTTTGTATATCTAAAGGTACACCAAGTCTTGAAAAGTTTTGTAGTTGTTGATTTGGTGTTGTTGTTCCTCCACCAAATTGGATTTTCATATACCCTTCAGGTGTATATTCAGTAATGAATCTATTATCAGTTTTTAAGTATGTCCCTACTTTTATACCAGCATTGTCAATAGGTTTTGTTGGATCTTCAATGAAAACAGTATCTTCTGCTAATGCATCAACTTCATACCATTTATTTTGTGGTAATAAAAAATCTGAATATACCGGTGTTGACTGGTATTGGGTTCCATCTTTTTGAATTATAGCAGATACACTTAAAACGTTTTTTTCAGGTAAGAAAAAATTAAAAAATGGCACAACGTCGTTTGGGTTTATTACTCTTTTAAAAACTTTAGTAACACCATTAATAACAACTTCTCTTTTAGTCATTTTATATGCTGATATTTTATTATTACTATCAAAGATTGGTATTTTTGTTCTATTAACAAATCCCTCGTTATTATATTGTGTTGAAAAATCGACATCATAAACGGTTTCAAATGTGGTCCCACCACCATTAAACTGTGCACCGGCCCTTAAAATACCTAAGTATCTTGTATCTTCACTATCACCAAAAGCAGGAACTTCTATTGTTATATCTACCATAGCAACTGAAGGTCGATAACCAGGTATTTTTAAACCATATGTTCTTGCAATATTATATATTGAAGATCTTTGTTGAGCATATTGTAAAACAGTTTCTTGTACGCTTCTATCGATATGGTAATGTAAATTATCACCAATAGCGGCATTTAAATCCATTAAAACGGAAAAAACAGACGCATCATTAAAATTTTGAATAATGTCGGGATAATACTGTTGTGTATAATTTATTAAATCTTGTCTTAAAGATTCAAAATCCCTACTAGTGTAATTAATTTTATTTGTAGCCATATCTTATATGTTAATAATTATAAATTCTCTTGATCCAAAAGAACTATTATTATCTGTGTATTCAATTTTTATTTTAGCAGTATAATCTTGCACTCCTTGCCCTGGAAGCCTAAAAATATCATAATAATTATATTCTTGAGTTACCCTTCCACCTGTGGTTTGTGAATCCGTTGCTGTTATGGTTGTGACTTCCCCTTTAGAGTATTCAGGTATTTTAGATTTGTAAACGGCGTCTGATAATGACTGTGATTTTTCATTTTCAGTATACGGAGCCACGGTTATACTGTTTATTATCAAATTTGGGATATACTTTTCAACTTGTGTTTGTATTTCAGATTTTATACCTTCAAAAGTTTCACCATCCAGGGGGTCAAAAATAAATTCATAAAGCCTTGTTCCAAAATCAGGTAAATAATATCTTGATCCTTTTCTTGTAAAAAGTAAGTGTAAAAGATCGGTTCTTATTTCTTGACTTGTAGTTGTTGTTAAATTAAAATAATTACCAACAGCACTTTCACTAAATGGGAAGCCAATACCATATGTAATACCATTTGCCATATAAAATAAATATAATGTTGTGAAATTTTTTATAAATACGATATAAAATAAAAAATCACGACTATTGTCGTGATTCTTGTAGGTTTGTATTACCTTTTTGAAATCGTGGTTCATATGGACAATGTAAACATCCCGAACCACAACAACTACCCCTTCTTTTATGATATGATTCGGTCATAACCATTCTACCGTTTCCATCATAATAAAAGTCAGAAGGAAGGAGTTTAGGTTTAATAAACTCCTTCATATATAACTGTTGTACCCAATCGTTAGTAGCGCTTACTGTCATATTAATTGTTTTTTCTTAGATTATAAAACGCTAACAAAACTTGATACGTTAACGTTACATTATTTCCCCAAGTCACTTTCATTTCTATAGGTATTAGACAATTTCACAAGCCCCGCCAGCACAAGCCGCTTCACCACGTAGGTCTGTGTTATCCTGTAATTCAACAACTCTTGTAAGATCAACATCTGATAATGTTTTAATCAATCTTTCAAATTCTTCTTGAGTTGTATCCTCAAAAGGTGCTTGAGTATAAGTTCCTCCGTTGTATGGTAAAACTGATAGTCCATTGTAGAATTTACGGTTATTCCACATCCATTCACCTACCAAGTCCCATTCATCTTCTTTAATAGAAACCGTAGCAGATACGTTGTGTGTATTTTGACCAGTTCTATGACCAGATCTTACCCACTCATCAGATACTTTTTTAACACGTTCTAACATTTGAAATACAGATTCGTGTCTAATAATTGAACCTTCAGGTGATTTTTGTGGGATGGTGATAACCGCAGTGTCGTGAGGACGGAAAAATTCATCTTCAATAAGTTCAGGATGATTGATTGCAAGATAAGAATAAATTGCTTCATTTTTTCCAACACGGATTCTTCTTAAATAAAAGTCATTATGCCAAGCGTGAATTCCTGATGATGTCCCAAGAACTAAAGACGATGTTCCTGATGGTTTAACTGTTGTTGTTCTTGCGGCCTTGTTAATTCCAATAAGATTAGCAACTCTTTCATTTTCTTCTTTAACAGCTTCGGCTGCCGATTTCATATCATAACCAAGTACAACACCTGATCCAATACCTGTCATACCAACACCAATAAGTGCATCTTTTTCAGTTGTTCTTTTCCAAACATCACGAAGATAATGGAAATCAGTGTATCCTGCTTGTAATGTTCCAATGAACGCGGCCGCCTTAACTCTTTTTTCAAAATCTTCTTGTGATTCAATATCAGACGCATTTACTTCACAAAGATTACAGAATTGGTAAGGTCTAAGTGCAATTTCACAACAAGGGTTAGTTCCCCAATCTTTATCGTTTGATAGATAAATTCCCGGTTCACCAGCACCCGATAATTCAATACGTTTCCAAAGATCCATAAAGAATTCTTTTGTGATTTTGTGACGAAGAAGAACTGCTGAGTTATTTGCTCTACCTCTTTGTGGGTTTTGTTCCCACCAAGATCCTGATTTACAAGAAATCATTTCTTCATCGTCAGCACTGAACAAACTAATAAGTGCAGCTCTTCTAATACCACCTGCAAGTACGGCATCTGCAATATGACAAGTAATGTCGTGTGCTTCGATTGGTGATAGTTTTTCACCATCTTTTTTAGCGTCCAATACCTTTGTAATGTTGTGGATACAATCTTTCAATGGTTGTGGTCCAGGTGCTTTACCACCTGATGTTACAAGATTAGCACCTTTTTGTCTGATGTCTGAAAAATCAAATACAGGTGTTGATGACTTATATCCAAGATAAGATTCCATAAGCACTTTGATTGCGTCCGCCCATCCTTCAATAGAATCACCAATAAGGTATCTTCTTGTTCTTTCAGAATTTGGTTTTTTAATTTCAGGTAGTTTATCTACGTGATGTTTTTGAACTGAATATCCAACACCAGTTCCACCTAAAAGTAAAAACATAGTTTCAGAAAAAGCATCTACATGATCGATTGGCATATAAGCACAGTTGTAGATTCTGTTTGGTGAAATTTCAATTGGTTTTCCACCAAACTGTAAAGACCTCATCGATGGTAATACTTTTTTGTCATAAACCATTTTGTAGACATCTTCAATTTGGTCTTTAATGTGTGGGTATTTTTGTTGGTGCATTTCTTTGTTTCTTGTCACCAACTCTTCCCAAGTCTCCCGTCTTTGTAGTTCGGGAATAAACTTTGCGTATTTCATATGGACAGTGATGTCACTTAATATTTTTTGCGAAATATCCATTTTAATTCAAATTTAGTAATTTATTTTAAGATTATTGTTCTTTTTGCTTTTTCTTTTCTAACAGTTCTTTTATTCTGTTACGATTTTTTTCTTCTTTTTGTTCCTCGTGTCCAAGGAATGTCACACTTTGTTCTGTATCAATTTCAAGCATCCCATTATCGAACTTACAGTTTTCAAAAATGATTCCGTCTTTACCTATCCTTGATTTTGTTATTGCTATTGTTGCTAAATTCATTTCTTTTTGTTGTAGTGATTTTGCAACTGTAATAATAACGTGACCGACTTGAGCCTTTTTAATTGATCCTCCCATTTGATCTGTTGTTACAACCTCTGATGATATTGAATTTCTGTTTCCTTGTGTTGCCGTCCAACCAGCAATGTCTAATTCGTGACACATTGCTTCAAATCCTCGCATTACCGATCCTTCGCTTTTCCATTCATCACCTAACATCTTATCAGGAACAACACAATCAATGTAATCTAAAATTATCATATCAATTTTTGTTCCTTCCGCAATCATCTTTCTGACTTGATTTTTAATCTGATTCATAGTTACGGTATCTGAAGCTAACTTTTTCATTATCAACTTATTTTTTCTTGTTGATTGAATGTGTTTAACTTTAGTCATAACTTCTTCTTTGTTTTCAGATAATTCGTCAGGATGAATTCCAGTCCAAAGTGTAAAGTGTTTTCTTTGAATAATTTTTGGGTTGTCTTCAAAAAATATCTGAAGAACATTATACCCTAAGTTAGATGCGTGATTTGCGATTTTGGTTGTGAACGTAGATTTTCCAACTCCCGTCGGTGCAAGTATTACACCGATTTCTCCTTTGGCCAATCCCCCCTTTAATAAGTTATCAATACCTGGGACTCCAATAG